ATCATCTTCTCGCATAGCAAGGTCTCCTTGTCCAAGGGATTCCACACAAGGTGGGTACCCGGGCTCCAGAAGTAGTTGCGCAGCAAAGATGATGACCCGATCACCAGTGCAGCGGCATCCCTTTCAAAGATGTTAAATGATTATAAATTGGCGAAAATATACAACAGTATCTTTCACCCTGGTGATCAGTTGGATGCCGCTGAAGTAAGCGTACTTACCCCATTCTTCCGTCGTCGCTCAACAGGCTCGTGAATTCAGATCCAGCTAACTCTTCTTCATCGTCATTCCTCGTGAACATGGCTGGCTCTAGCTTCACTTCATTTCCGTCGCTCTTGATTACTGAATCTCCCAACTCAGATTTCGTTCCATTCATCTGTGAAGATGAAGCCAACACTCCGAAATCCTCAGCTGCAAGTTCGTTTTCATGTCCTTGAGTATTTGTGGTCGTTTGGATGTTCCACAAGTCAGCGACATACTCTGCGACTTCGCGAACGTACTCATTGTAACTATTGGTGTGCGTAGTTACATACAAGTTAATACTGTTCGCAATTCTAACTTTAGCATTCGAAAAGATTACCCGCATTTGCTCTTTACTCTTTTGGTTGAGTAGCGTACCCCCTGATGCATCAGGCAGCTTCTCCAACCAAGGCTCAATCTCGTCCAGGCTCATGTGATATTCATGAATGATGTAGAAAAGCCGCTTAGTACGCAGAACAAATCTATCTTCAATGTCGTGAATACCCAATTCCATTGACATCGCACTATGAACTCCTTCCTCATCTAAGAACGCTGACATCATCGATGAGAAGGAATCATTGATCATCAGATACTCATCTTTTGCAAAATCAAGGTTGCAAAAGGCCTTAGTCATAACAACATGCAAGTCATAGAATGGGTAGTTCTGACTCGACACTCCAAGTAACGTAAAGTCCCCAAACCTAGTGGAGAGAGCAATGTCCAAAAGGAATTTCACCACACCATAGTGGGAAGCTGAATGCAGAAAACAGTTCATGATCAAATCCGGCCACGCTAACGCGGCGTTTTTCCTTGCGTCATGGACCCGGCCAACAATCTCACGCCTATTGTTGACCAAATCACCAAAGGAATATTCGCAGAACAGGTTGATCGTCTCCTTGATCTTCGCTATGGCAACACCGTCCTGAAGTTTGCCGGCCATTGCGTCTATGCGAAAAATACC